GCTGGGCGACTTTATCGGCCGGCGGCATGCGGGGCTGGGATTGGCCGGCGGAAACACGGCGCGTCACCATCTTCGCCGATGCGGGAAAGGACGGCACCGAGTCCGCAGCCGCGCTCGCCGAAAAGCTCGTGGCTGCAGGCATTCCGGCGGCGATCCGCACGCCAATCCGCGGTGATGATTTCAACGACGATCTGCGCCATGGCGAGACGGCCGCGGAGTATCCCGCGCTCGACGAACCAGCACCGCCCTTACCTGTCGCGGCGCCGCCAGCAACTTACGCTGACATCGAGGCGATGATCGGCACGCTGACCAAGGCGAACGCCTTGCAGCAGCTCGGCTCTGTCATCATCGCCATCGTCAAGGCAAGGCTGGAACCCTTGCCGGAAGATCAGCTGCTGGGCCTGCTAAAGCGCAACACTGGCGCAAACGTCAGCGCATTGCGCGAACAGTTGAAGCTTTTGAAACGCCGCTTCAACGCGTCTGGCGATCCGCACATCGAAAGCGAAAGGCCGCGTTGGGCGGCACAGTTAAGGAAGGATGTTATGGGTCAGGCGCAACGGAACGAGGCGAATGTTGCAATAGCTCTATCGAATGACGAGGCCTTCGCCGGGGCAATCGCGTTCGACGAGTTCAAGCAGGAGATGGTTGTGCAGAAGCGGCTGCCATGGGATGGGCCATTTACCGAGCTGCCGCGCTCGTGGGGGGACAGCGACGATGTGCGGTGCGCCGTATGGATGCAGCACCGCGACATCAACGTCTCGCCAGCAACCATTAGCCGGAGCGTGCTGGCTGCGGCGCGCGATAATACCGTACACCCGGTTCGGGATTATCTGGGTTCGCTCCTTTGGGACGGCAGACCCAGGCTTGAAACCTGGACGATGGATTACCTCGGCGCTGCCGATACCGTGCTGCACCGCGTCTTCGGTTCGCTATGGGTGATTTCTGCGGTAGCCCGCATTATGCAACCCGGCGCAAAAGCAGATCACATCCTTATTTTGGAAGGCCCTCAAGGCGCGCGAAAATCGAGCGCATTGGAACTGATCGCCGGCAAGCGATGGTTCACGGACGAGCTCGCGGAGCTTGGCTCCAAGGACGGTTCCCAGCAATTGCGTGGCGTCTGGATCATCGAGCTTGCTGAACTGGATGCACTTGGCCGCGCCGACGTCACGCGTATCAAGTCGTTTCTCTCGCGCACCGTCGACCGTTACCGCCCGCCATATGGCCGCTACGTCATCGACGTGCCGCGCCAATGCGTGTTCGCCGGCAGCGTCAACCCCGACACCTATCTGCGTGACGAAACCGGCAATCGGCGGTTCTGGCCGATCCGGTGCGGCGCCATTGACCTGCCCGCGCTTGGCCGCGCCCGCGACCAGCTATGGGCCGAAGCGGCAGCCCGATACGCTGGCGGTGCTGTCTGGTGGCTTACCGATCCCGCACACATTGCCCTGGCAACAGGGGAGCAGGGAGAGCGATACCAAGGAGACGTTTGGGATGACCGGATTGAAAATTGGCTGAGGAATGACGGCATGATCACGCGCCTGGAACCGCTGCACGATGTCTCGATCAGTGAGGTTTTGCAGCACGCGATTGGGCTGGAAGCTGGGCGCTGGGGGCGTGCTGAGCAGATGCGGATTGCAGCACATCTCAAGGCGCATGGGTGGGAACGATACAAGAGCGGGGGACGCGGGCAACGCGCCTGGCGGTATAGGCGATCAACAGTATGCGCCCCAACATGATGCTGTGTCTCAACGTTGTATCCAACGTGTCGGGACGCGGAAACTCCTTACTCAGCAACGGCTTTCTCTATGGTGTCCCAAGGTCCCAACCTTTTTCATCTGTATACATGAGGGAAATATATAAAATGACTGGGATGAGCATTAGGGGAGTCAGGGATTCATGATTCCCTATATAGGGAGTATGCGACCCCGTTAGGACACACAGAGGTTGGTGCAAAATCCAACAAACCGTTGAAATAAAACAAGAATTCTGTGGGCCAACATTGAGGAATGTCCCAACTCACCATGAAAACGTCGGCAGAGAACACTCCGAACGTGCAATTCGACAACATCGCAACCCCATCGCATCCGGTGTGGCGTAAGCGATGGCGGAAGCCCTTCACCTGCCGAGCCATCCGGATGGAATTGGCACGACAGGCAGCCCTGCAGCCCGTGGCGGAACGGATGCGCTATCTCAGCCGCAGACTGACGGCACTCGATAAGGCGCTCGACGACGGCCAAGTCCAGGCGCTTGAAGCATGGCTGGATGCCGAGGAAATTCTCGCCGGCCGGGCCAAGATCACAAATTACGAGGGCGGCAGCGGTGGCGGGGGCAAGCCATCTCCCGTGCCGGATGATTGGCTCAGGATGCTGTGCGAGCACGCTGCACGAAGGCGTCACCTCTCGCTCGATCAGCGCCGCGCGCTGCACATCCTGCTGTTCATGATGGGCGATCGCGAATGGGATTATGCCGCAGGTGGTTGCATATTGCTGGGGGGAAATCTCGGCTACGCCAAGGCGAAGCGCGCCTTCATCAGTGCTGTGCAATCGGCAGCCGCAACGCTGGAAAAAACTGCACAGTGCAAAAAATAGCTTGATAAAAAATTGCGAAATGGAAAGAGAGTAATCCTTAGCGTGGCGCATTCTGCTCGCGCTTCCTGCCCATCGATGAGCCCATGACGCCAAATGAAGCGATCGCGCGGAAATTTGCCGAGCAGTTCACGCCGCAGCTGACCGCGTGCCGCACCGAGCGGATCAACAACGTGCCGATGCCGGACGCCTGGGTCGTCAGTCACTGGGACGACACTCACAAGATCGGCATCACGGCCGTCGCCCATAGTGGGGCATTGCACGCCTTCATCGAGGCTGCCGGCAGCGGCGACATTGCGGAACATGCGGGCGAGGTCATCGCGCGAGCGCTTGGGCTGTTTGCGGAGAAGGACGACAATGGGAAAACCGAAGGCTGATCGAAAGGCCAAGGTTGAGAAGCGAGACGACAAGGGCAGGTTTGCCCAGGGCAATCCGGGCGGCGGGCGCGATACGGTTTACACCGATGAGCTGGGCGACAGAATCGCCGAACGCCTCGCTGGCGGCGAAACCCTTATTGCAATTTGCCGTGACAAAGACATGCCCAGCGAACGAACAGTCCGGAACTGGGCGCTCGACTTGGCGCATCCGTTTTCGCCGAAATACACGCGAGGTCGGGAACTCGGTTACATGCGGATGGCCGACGAGCTCGTCGATATCATCGACAACGGCCAGAACGACTGGATGGAGCGGCACGGCAAAGACGATGCGGGCTGGGTCGCCAATGGCGAACACGCCAGCCGGTCTCGCCTACGCTTTGAAGGCCGCAAATGGTTGCTCGCCAAGGCGCTGCCGAAGGTCTACGGCGACAAAGTCGCGCTGACCGACGCGGAAGGCGGCAAGCTGACAGTCGAAATCGTGAGGTTTTCTGGTGGTGGTGGCGTCTGAGTTGGGTTGAGATAGTAAGGTTTGGTAAATGAGTGATTTGACTGGCTGCGTTTTTAGCCGATGGACTGTCGTTTCCTATGCCGGCGCTGGCAAGTCGCGAGCCAGCGAATGGTTGTGTCGATGCGAATGCGGAAAAGAAAAGACGGTGGCTGGGTCGAACCTAAGGCGGGAAAAATCTCGCTCCTGTGGTTGTTTATCTATCGAGCTTGCTAAGGAACGCAGGCTCAAAAACATCGACCGATTTACCGGTGCTCGTTTGACGCACGGCATGTTCAACACACCGACATGGCGATCATGGGCATCCATGATCCAGCGATGCACGAATCCAGCGCGCGAGAACTACCGGTATTACGGGGGCCGAGGCATCAAAGTCTGCGATCGATGGAGAAGAAGCTTTGAGAGCTTCCTCGCCGATATGGGTGAGCGGCCAGACGGTCTTACGCTGGAGCGGCTCGAGAATGATGGAAATTATCAGCCGGACAATTGTGTGTGGGCGAGCAAAAGTGCGCAGGCGTTAAATCGGAGAGAGCGTGCGCGTTCGTCTGCCTGCTAGCGATTGGCAGCCGCGGCCATATCAGCTGCCGCTTTGGTCTTATCTCGAAAACGGTGGCAAGCGCGCCTGTGCGCTTTGGCATCGGAGGGCTGGGAAAGATGAGGCGGCATTGCACTGGGCAGCGGTAGCGGCGCATCAGCGCGTAGGCAATATATGGCATTGTCTGCCCGAGGCGGCACAAGCCCGTAAGGCTATCTGGACTGCGGTGAATCCACACACCGGCAAGCGGCGCATTGACGAGGCGTTCCCGTCCGAACTTCGAGCGAACACAAACGACCACGAAATGATGATCCGCTTCAAAAGCGGATCGACCTGGCAGGTCATCGGCAGCGACAATTTCAGAAACCTTGTCGGTGCTGGCGTGATGGGCATCGTGTTTTCCGAATGGTCGAAGGCGCACCCCGCCGCATGGGCTTATCTTGCGCCGATCCTGGCGGAAAACGACGGTTGGGCGATTTTCATCACGACACCGGAAGGCCGCAATCATGCGCATGCCACTTACGAGATGGCCCGGCGCGATCCGACGTGGTTCGCCGAACTAAGGACAGTCACTGATACCGGCGCGATCACGCTGGAAATGGTGGAAGAACAGCGTCTGGAGTATCATGCGATGTTCGGCGAGGCGGCCGGCGACGCGCTGATCCAGCAAGAGTTCTTCTGCTCATTCACTGCGGCAATCCTGGGCGCCTATTACGGTAAGCAGATTGAGGCCGCTGAGCGCGCTGGGCGTGTCTGCCAGCTGACGCCGGTGAAGGGCTATCCAATCAACACAGCCTGGGACATCGGTGTCGACGATCCGATGGCCATCTGGGTGTTTCAGGCTGGCCCCGGCTGGCTGCATATCCTCGACTATGTCGAGGGCAGCAATGAGGGTTTCGATTTCTACTGCGGGTGGCTTGATGAGCGTGGTTACAAGGGCGGCGTCGATTGGGTGCCCCACGATGCCAAGCAACGCGAGCCTGGCGCGCCTGGTGGACGCACCCGTATCCAGACGCTGTTCTCGCTCGGCCGCAATCCAACACTGGTGCCGGATCACAAGCCGATGGACCGCATCAACGCTGGGCGCCGGCTGATAGCGATGCCGGGCACGCATTTCGACGAAACGCGCTGCGACATGGGGTTGAACTGTCTGCGGTCGTACAAGCAGCAATGGGATCAGATCAACCGCGTTTTCCGCAAGACCGCCACTCACGACTGGGCCAGCCATGGCGCGGATGCCTGGGGGCACCTGGCCGTCGCCGTCGAGTTCCCGATGCCGATTGCCGACAAGCCGAAGCCGCCACCACCTAACCAGATCACGGTGAACGACCTGCTGAAATTGCACAAACCCGAGCGGAAATGGGCATGACCGAATAATGTACCGGCCCAACCTCTACGCCAAGCCAGAGCCTGGCTCCGGCAAAGGTGAAGCCGCGTCCTCGGATAAGCCCAAGGCGAGCAAGCTGGTTGCGCAATATTGGCGCGAGATCGAGCGCTATAAGCGGGCGACGTCGAGCTGGCACGAAGAAGGCGAGCAGATCGAGAAGCTCTATCTCGAAGAGGATCGTACGCAAACCTCTGCGCGCCGCTTTGCATTGCTCTGGGCCAATATCGAGACGCTCAAGCCGGCGGTTTATGCCAAGCCCCCCGTTGTCATGTGCTCGCGCCGCTACAAGGACCGCGATCCCATCGCCCGCATTGCCGCGGAGCTGATGGAGCGGGCCACCAACACGACATTCGATCTCTACAACGTCGACGAAACCTTCCAGGCGGTCCGTGACGATCGCCTGCTGCCCGGCCGCGGACAGGCCTGGGTGCGCTATGAGGCGGACTTCGAGCAGTATGAGGATGACGACGCCGAAGGTGATGGCGAAGACGGTCCCGCGAACGATCAGCCCGATGATGATACCTCGCAGCAGGCCGAAGCCTCTGCCCCGGGCAGTGACGGCGCCGAGCCGGCGATGCGTGAAAGACTGTCGGGTGAGCGCGTGTGCACGGACTATGTGCACTGGACCGATTTCGGCCATAACGTCGCCGGCGTCTGGAGCGATGTCTGGCTCGTCTGGCGCGCGACCTACAAGACCGAGGACGAAGTCTCGGATCGATTCGGTCCGGAGATGGCGGCCAAGCTAACATACGACGCCAAAGCGCCGGCCAGCATGGGCGAGAAATCGGCGTCCTCGATGGGCGAGAACGCCGAGGATTTCTGCAAGATCATCGAGGTCTGGGACAAACGCCGCAAGCTGACCAGTTGGATTTCCGAGGGGCTGACGGGCGAGTTCATCGAGTCCGGTCCGCCGCCGGTCAATCTGAGCAACTTCTTCCCGTGCCCGAAGCCTTGCTACGCGACCAAGACCAGCAAGAGCCTGATCCCGCGCCCCGATTACATCTACTACCGAGACCAGGCGAAGGAGATCAACGACCTCACGGCCAAGATCGCCAACATGACGGATTGGCTGGTGGTCAAGGGCTTCGTGCCTGGCGCGCCGAGCCGTGTATCCGATGCGATCGAGGAGGTGATCCGCGACAAGGGCAATCGCGAGATGTTCACCCAGGTCGAAAGCTGGACGGAGTGGACGGAAAAGGGCGGCATCGCCAAGCTGATCGACTGGATGCCGATCGACATGATCATCAAGACGCTGCAGGCGGCGATCCAGGCCCGCACGCAGTTGATCCAGGACGTGTTCCAGGTCACCGGCCTGTCGGACATTCTGCGCGGCCAGACGGATCCCAGCGAGACGCTCGGCGCCCAGGAACTGAAGGCCCAGACCGGCTCACGCCGCCTGCGCAACACCAAGGACGAGGTGGCGCGGTTCTGCAAGGACGTGGCGCGCCTGAATGCCGAGATCATCGCGGAAAAATTCGAGCCCGAGACCATCGCGGCGATCACCGGCTACCGCTATGTGCCGCCAATCGGCATAGGCCACAATGGCGGCCCCCCGATGGGCGGCAACGTCATCCCGATGCCCGGTATGGGGCAACCCCCTGCGCCAGGAATGCAGCCGCCGGTAATGGTCGGCGGCAATGGGGCCATGAACCCCGCCGCTCCTGATGCCATGGTGGGCGCCAACCCTCCAGGAGCGGCGGCTGCGCCTCCCCGAATGCCGCCGGCACTCGCGTCTCCGATGCCTCCGGCCATGCCGCCGCCCGGCGCGCCGCAGCAACCCATGGGCATGAATGCGGACCAGCAGCAAGGTCCGGACATGGTCTTTGACGACCGCGTCATGCAGCTGCTGCGCGATGACCGGTTGCGCTCATTCCGTGTCGACGTCGAGACAGACTCGACCGCACAGGCTGATGAGCAGGCCGAAAAGCAAAGCCGCACCGAGTTCCTGAACGCCACCGGCGAATATATGAATAAGGCGGTGCAGGCGATCACGGCTGTGCCCGAAACATCGAGCCTGATGGGCGAAATGCTGATGTTCGCGGTGCGCGGCTTCCGCGCCGGCCGCTCCCTCGAGGAAGACATCGAGCGCACCTTCAGCCAGCTATCCGCGAAGGCGACAGCCGCGGCGCAACAGCCGCCGCAGCCCAATCCGGAGCAGGTGAAAGCGCAAGCCGCCGCCCAGGCCACACAGCAGAAGATGGCGCAGGATCAGCAGTTGCATGAGCAGGCTCTTCAAGTGGCGCAGGCCAAGGCCCAAGCCGAGGAGAGGAAAGCGGAGCTAGATCTGCAGAGCGCGCAGACCAAAGCGCAATCCGACCAAGCGCTTGCCGCGGCCAAGATCAAGGCCATCGAAGACAAGGCGCGTTACGATCTCCAGGAGCACCTGGCGACGATGGAGCAGCTGACTGCGCAGGGCGATCTGCAGGCGCAAGCCGAGATTTCACGCCAGAACATCGCGCTGATCGAAGCGGAACAGGCGCGCGAGGAGCGCGAGCTGACCCGGTTTACCAAACATCTCGATCTCCTGCATGCCGATCGCAAGGCGCAGCGTGACGAGGCCCTATTCCAGCGCAAACATGAGGGCGAGATCGCTCTCGCGCAGGCCAAGGGTCAAGACCGCGCCACCGGCGAAGCCGCGCGTCGCGAGAGCACGGCGCAGTCGCAAGACTTCATGAGCAAGATCGACGGGCTGCGTTCCTCGCTACCTCAGCCGCAGCAAACCGCTGGGGATTCCGCTGATGCCACCGTGCCTGCGGAAGAACCGGCGCAGTCGGACGCGGCAGCTCACGCTGCAGCGCTGCTGTCCGATGAAGAACCGCCGGCCGGTCCGGCTACTCCACCAGCCGCATAGAGGGGCAAAGCCATGGCACGGGGCAGCTGGATTTACGACGCCGAGAGCGGAAGGCTTTTGCCGAAAGGTGAGTTTCTGGCGCTCAAGGCAATGCGCGCGCCGCGCCAGCGCTCCGCCCTTTCTGCGCCGCTGGTGATTGGCGCAATGCCGGCAATCAAGAGCATGGCTGATGGCCAGTACTATGACGACAAGCGCAGCTACTACAAATCGGTGGCGCGCGCGGGCTGCGAAATCGTCGGCTATGACAAGAATTGGACTGACTACGTCAAGCAGCCTTACGACGAGAAGACGCACGAGGCTGAGATCGTCGAGGATGTGAAGAAAGCAATCGAGCAGGCGAGTAGCCTGCCATCAACGGCTGATCGAAAGGCCACCTGATGTCACCTGATAATGATGATCCCGTTGCCTCCTACGAGCATGACCTGCACGAAGCCGCGCTGTCGGCATATCGTGAGGTTGCCGCGCGTCCGGACGAGACGGAAGCCGCACTCCTAGCGGAGACCCCGGCGACTGAGGAGCCGGCTGAACGGCAAGCCCGGTCGAGTGAAGAGGACAAGCCCGCCAAGGCCGCAACGGAAGGTCGTGACGAAAAAGGCCGGTTTGCCGCCAAGCCCGGCAAGGAAGAAGCTGCCGCGGAGCCGGACGCCGCTGCGGCCGCCGCCGCAGCTGAGCAGCCTGAAGGCCAAGAGGCCGCAGCCGGCGAGGCGCCAGCCGCTGTTGCGCCGCCGCCCTCATGGGGCATCAAGGCGAAGGCCGCATGGGACAAGGTGCCGCCCGAAGTGCAGGCGGAGATCGCCAAGCGCGAATCCGAGATGGGCCAGGGCTTGGCCGCGCTGAGGGACTTCAAGGACCTGAAGCCCTATGCCGAGATGGCGGCACAGCAGGGGACGACGATCTCGAGGGCGCTCGACCACTACATCGGCATCGACAATCTGATGAAGCGGGACATGGCCGGCGGGCTAGCGATGTGCGCCGAGAGCTACGGCATGAATCAGCAGCAGATCGGGCAGATGTTCGCCAATCTGGCACAGCGCTACGGGGCGAGTGTCGCTCCGGCAGCAGCGGCGCCGGCAGCGACCAACGGTGGCAGCAACGGCAACGCCGCGCCAGCGATCGATCCCGACGACCCTCTCATGGAGGTCTTGAACCCAGTTCTGGCGCCGATCCTGGCGCAGTTGAACGAGCTGAAGACGAACCATTCCAAAGAACTTACCGAACTGAAATCATACCATTCTACGCGGGTAGAGGCGGATCGAAACGCCTCGGTGCAGTCGCTCGCGCAGGAGATCACCCGGTTTGCCGCCGATCCGAAGAACATCTATTTCCCGAACGTCGAAGCGGATGTCGCGCGCCTCTTCGAAAAGGGAATGGTGCCGCTTACGGGGAACCATGGGGCCGACCTTCAGGCTGCATATGATTTGGCCGTCCGCATGCATCCAGAAATCCACCAGGCGCTGATCGAAAAGCGACTGGCAGCTGAACGGAGCACGGCGCGGCAGCGGGAACAGGAGGCGGCCGACAAGGCTCGGAATGCCTCACGTTCCCTGGGCGGATCGAGAGTGCCGGGGACAACCGTAAAGTCCCCGGCCGCCACCGATTCAGACGACATCGAGGCTGCGGTGCGGGCCGCTTACCGGCAGCACGCGCAGGCCTAGGCATAGGAGGTCTGGCAGATGCCAGCCAATCCCAATTTTGACGACATCGTCACGACCACCCTGCGCAACCGCACGGGGAAAACTGCCGACAACGCCACCAAGACCATGGCATTGCTCGACCGGCTGCGCCGCAAGGGCAAGGTCAAGGAGGCCGAAGGCGGCCGCACCATCGTGCAGGAGCTGGAAACAGCTCTGAACCCGAACGGCGGCTGGTACGCCGGCGCCGACGTCCTGAACGCCAATTCGTTCGAGCCGTTCTCGGCGGCCGAATATGACTGGAAACAGGCCTATGTCCCGGCAGTCTGGACCGGCCTCGAAAAGCTCAAGAACACCGGCGAGCTGGCGGTGATCAACCTGGTGACGGCCCGGGTCAAGAACAGCGAGAAATCGCTGACCGACCTTGTCGCGCAGGCGTCCTTCAGCGATGGCACCGGCTTTGGCGGCAAGCAGCTGCATGGCACCGGCTTGTTCATTGTCGCCTCGCCCTCGACCGGCGTTGTCGGCGGTATCGATCGCGCGGCGAATACCTTCTGGCGTAATCAGGCGACTACGGTTGCCATGTCTGTCACGACCAGCGTGGTCAACTTTGCCACGCAAAACCCGCCGCCATTCCTGATCGCGCTGAATCAGCTGGCTATCGCCTGCACACGCGGCACAGATAGCCCGGATCTCTATATCGCCGATGCGGTTGGTTACACAAATTATCTGCAAAGCGTGCAGCCGATTCAGCGCATCACCAACGTCGATATGGGCGGCTACGGGTTCATCAACCTGAAATATTCCGGCATGGGCGGCAATGCCGACTTCGTGCTGGACAACGGCTACTGCCCGGCGAAGACGGTCTATGCGCTGAACACGGATTACATCTATCTCCGCCCGCACCCTGACCGCAACTTCGTGCCCTTCGGCGGCGATCGCATTCCTGTCCAGCAGGATGCAACTGTGCGTTTCATCGGCTTCACCGGCAACCTGACGGCGAGCAATCTCTTCCTCCAGGGCGTCATGACGTCCACGAACTAAGGGATTGGATCAATGCTTTATGAAGTCACGGGAACGCCGGTCGTCTTAACAGGAAGCGGCTCTCAAAGAGCCGCTATCCCGGCTCTTGGAAATCATGGCGCAATCCGGCTTACACTCGACACTCCCGGATTCTTTGCCTTCGGCGACAGTATGGTCGTGGCAGATGATGATGCGGCTAGCTCGGCCATATTGGGCCCTGTGAACGCTGGCTTCATCGAATTCATCGTTCCAACGGCTGGGGCCACGCACATAGCAGTGCTCGGTGGCAGTGGCTCACGCGCGACGGTTACTCCCGTTCGCGTCATCCGGTAAGGAGACATCATCATGTACATTGTTGGAATGCGGCCCAATCAGGGGCTTTTCACCAAGGCGGACTTCCTGCAGGGCAAGGCCGCTGCGCCTGGTACCCGAGCGGCAGTTCCCGGGGCAAACGGTCAGACCAATGAATTTGTTGCGATCAAACTTGCCGCAGCAACTTGGCTGAATGGCGTTGCTGTCATCATCGATGGTGGCGCCGCCCCCGGCAGTGCAGTGACAACTGCTTCTGGGAATCCCGCAAACGTTCAGGGCGCTCGCGTCGGCATTCTCTGCTTCGCTAGCGTGACGGCAACCCAGACCTTGGTCGGCACCGGCTTCGGCTGGGCGCAGATCTATGGTGAGGCAGTAGCATTCGTGTCCGCCTCTGTATCAACCCCTGGAGCAGCCCTGGGAATTGGCGCCAGTGGCCAGCTTGTTGCCCTGGCAAGCTTATCTGCATCAGCAGTTCTTATGGGGGTTACCCTTGCGACGGCTACAGCGGCTGCTGGCGGGTTGACGAAAGTCTTCCTGACCTACCCCCATTTTGAGCCGTTCGGGGCATAGCAACAAATCTGAGGGGGGCCATGTAGTCCCCCTCAATCAATGGAGAGATGAAAATGCAGCTTCCCGTAAGGCTTCTGGACGAGAAGGCCGATAATACGCCTGGCGATCCCGTTCCGTTGCAGAATTTCATTTATCTAGCGACTTGTTTCATTAGCCCATCGTCTGATTTTACCGGGACACTCACCATTAATATGGAAATGGCAGAGAATGAGACTGGGCCATGGAGATCAATGGGCGATATAGGCAATCTTACCACCGGCGATGCTGGTAAATTGCTCGTTGCGTCTTTGGGTGGTTTCACGAGCGGTCATTTCGTTCCCTGGCTGCGGGCAACGCTCAGTGCATCGCCAACGACTGGCGATGTCACCGTGAATGCCTTCGCGCTCAAATTTCAGCCCTAAGTCCCATCGTCGTAATCTGGCGTAATCAATCTCGAGGGGGCTTTCTGCCCCCCCCTTTCTTGTGGCCATAGCCCCAAATCCACCGGAGAACGTCGTTTGTCCAATATGCGCAGCATTTTTGTCGGTTATGACCCTCGGGAGACCGAGGCTTTCGATGTTTGCCGGTTCTCGTTGCGCCGGCACGCGCCAAAACTCACGGCCAAGGGACTGTGCCTAGAGCATTTGCGTGACGCCGGGCTTTACTGGCGTCCCACGACGCGCCGCAATGAACGGCTGTGGGACGATATCTCGGAAGCGCCGATGGCGACGGAGTTCGCCATTTCTCGCTTTCTGACGCCGATCCTGGCTAAAGAGGGCTGGGCGCTGTTCATGGATTGCGACATCCTTGCCCGCCGCGACCTCGATGCGCTGTTCGCGCAGGCTGATCCATCCAAGGCGGTGATGTGCGTCAAGCACGCTTACACGCCGACGGAGGCGGTCAAGATGGATGGCCAGCTGCAGACGCTTTACGCGCGCAAGAACTGGTCGAGCGTGATGCTGTTCAACTGCGCGCATCCGGCCAATGCGCGACTCGACGTAGATCTGGTGAACACGCGTCCGGGCCGCGACCTGCATCGCTTCTGCTGGCTCGATGATGATGAGATCGGCGAGCTCAATCCAGCGTGGAACTGGCTTGTCGGGGTCTCCGACCCGGCGATCGACCCGGCGCTGGTGCATTTCACCAATGGGTTGCCGAACATCCCCGGCTATGGCGACAGCGCTTATTCCGATGAGTGGCGCGCCATCTATCGCGAATGGATGGACGACCGCATCGCCAATTGTGAGGTGCCTTATGCCGCTGATCTCTGAAAGCTATCGCGAGCAGAACAAAGAGTTGCATAGGCGCGAGCCGACCTTTGGCAACGACAATTTCGGCTGGAGCAAGTTCGCGCTGCAGCTTGTTAGCGGCAACGGTTATCGGACCGTGCTCGATTATGGTTGCGGCAAGGGCAATCTCAAGCGGACGCTTGCCAACGCCGATTGCATCGTCGCGGAATATGATCCGGCGATCGAGGGCAAGGACGGCGAACCGGACCCGGCCGAATTGGTCGTCTGCACTGACGTCCTCGAGCATATTGAGCCCGTGCATCTCAATGCGGTGCTGCGACATCTGCGCGAGCTGACCAGGCGCCGGCTATTCGTGACCATAGCGACCCGCCCAGCCGTAAAGACGCTCGCTGATGGCCGCAACGCGCACTTGCTGGTGAAGCCCGGCAATTGGTGGCGGGCCAAACTATTGGAGTTCTTTCAGATCTTGACCTGGGATGAACGCGGTTCGACGGTCGCGGCCGAGCTGGTCGCCAAGAAGCACACGGGCTGCATCAAGCCGGCTGGCCGCCGCGTCATGACATCGCCGATGCGGGCACATTTCGACACCATCCGAGACGAGATCAACAGCAATTCCGATGCCTTTTCGCAGATTGCCAGCGTCAGGATGTTCGAGGCTATTGATGATGAGCAGGCCGACTTGCAGGCCGCCTGCGATATCATCGAACATCTGGACGATATCGATGCTGCGCTTCACGCCCTGGCTGCCAAGTCACTGAAATGCACTTTCGTCGCCGTCAAGATCACCGATCTGCAAAGCGAATGGGATTGGCGTCGCATCCTGGAAAAGCGTTTTCGCGTGGCTCAGTGGCAGGTCGACGGGAGATATGTGGTCATGATCGGGGCGCCTGGGGTCATGGTGCAGGGCATCACTGCCATTGGCGCCGTCGCTAGCGATGAGCGCTGGAAAAACGTGGAAGCCGCTGTGCAGCTGTTTTCTGACCGCATCGCTCTATCGGAGGCGCACGAGCGCACGGCGCTCATCGCCTGTTACGGCCCGTCTCTTATCGAGACCATCGACCTGCTGAAGCGCGAATCCGAGCGGCCCGATGTCGATGTAATCTCGGTCTCTGGCGCGCACGATTTTCTGCTGAGCCACGGCATCGTGCCGAGGTATCACATCGAATGCGACCCTCGCCCGCACAAGGCCGACAATATCGAGAAGTTCCGTCCCGATGTGACCTATATGATCGCATCGGTTGTACACGAGGCGTATTTCACCAAGCTGGTTGCAGATGGCGCCGCGGTCAAGCTGTGGCATGTCTCGACCGGCGAGCATGCGCTGCGCATCATCAACGAGCTGAAAGAGAACCCCAAGCACGTGGTTTCCGGTGGCGGTTCTGTCGGCCTGCGCTCCATCCCGCTGCTCTATGCCATGGGCTACCGCGACATGTCGGTGTTCGCCATGGATTGCAGCTTTAAGAGCGAAGGCGAAACGGTGCAGCAATGGGCTGGCAAGCACGCGGGTAAAAAGCAGGACTGCTGTGAGGTGCTCTGCAACGGCGTGATGTTCATTTCATCGCCAGTGCTGCTGACTTATGCCACCAACTTCTTCGAGATGGTGCAGAAAGTCACGGATCTGAATGTGCGGCTCTACGGGCACGGCCTGCTGCAGAGCATGTGCCAATATTACATGGCCGAGCCATCAAGCCAGACCGGCTTTATGGACCGCATCGAGCACGTCGAAGATGAGACTGATCCCGTGCTCGAGGAAAAAGTGGCCTAGCCAGGCCGCGCCCCCAGCGAAAACAACGGAGACCATGAATGAACATGGATGACGACTTCCCGATGATGATGGAGATCGAATTCAACTCCAATCCGCACAATCCCTATCCGCCTGTCGCGGTCGCCTTCGGCATCTATCCGCTGCTCGATGCGGTCAAGACGGCTAAGGTCGGACACGACTTCTATTCGGATGTCGAGTTCGTCAAGATCGCCGTACCTGGCGACAAGAACAGCGTCGTATTCCAGCCCGCCGCAGATACGCATCGAAGGCGATTCCCGAAGGCCTATGCCGAATTCAAGGCGCGCACGGCCGGCGCGGAAACGCGCGAAGGCTTGCCGATCGAGCAGTGGGCGCCGATCAGCCGGTCCGTGGCCATGACCTTGCGTGCGGCGCATATCCACACGGTTGAGGCACTGGCGGCCGTGCATGACGGGCATATCGACCGCATCGGCACCAACGGGCGCGAGCTGCGTGCCAAGGCGCAAGCGTTCCTGGAGCAGGCGAAGGATTCTTCGGCAGTCCTAAAGCTTGCCGCCGACAAGAAGGAGCTGCAGGACCAGCTCGCCGCCATGCAACTGCAGATCAACCAGCTTGTGCAGATGCAGTCGGCTCCTCCCGCAACGCCTGCGGTGCCAGAACCTGGTGAGAAGCTTCTGGAAATGGCATCGACGGCGCCAGCCGCTACCGACCCCGCCGTGGCCGCCCGCCAGCCCAGCCGCCGCGCCAAGGCCGAATAAACCGCCATGACTCTGCTGTCGATCGTCCAGGACGCCGCGGTCATTCTGGGGCTGCCGGAGCCGTCGGCTGTCGTCTCCTCGACAGATCTCGCGACGAAAAAGCTGCTCAAATACGCCAATCAGGGTGGCAAGGAGCTGGCCAAATATCACGACTGGCAGGCGCTGATCATCGAGAAGACCTTCACCACGCTGGCGACGGAGGAACAGACGAACGCTCTTCCGCCGGCCGACTATGGCCGCATGGTCTACAATCCCGAAATCTGGGACCGCACCAGCAATCTAAGGCTGACCGGCCCGACGCCGCAACGCTATTGGGCGCTGCTGAAGACGAACATCAGCGTCGGCGGCGTGACCGGCTATTGGCGTATCCTGGGCAACCAGCTGCGCGTTCTGCCGGCGATGACCGCTGGGCACACGCTGGGCTTTGAATATATCTCCAAGCGCTGGGCGCAATCTTCCGGCGGCTCGCGCCAGGAAAGCTTCATGGCGGACACCGACACGGCGCTGATCTCGGAGGATTTGATCACCTTGGAGGTCATCTGGCGGTTTCGGCAATCGCGCGGCTTCGCCCAATACGCCGAGGATCTGTCCACTTGCGAGCGCGAGAAGGAGAAGGCCGCAGCCGCCGATCGCGGCACGGGCCGCATTCGTCCGGAATCGAGCGCTTATGGCCAGAGCCCGCAGCAGCCGGGTTGGACGGGCATCATCACATGACGCGCCGGGCATTGGCGGGCGTCTCGGCCAGGGGGCCGCGGTTCCAGGTCCGGGCGGTGCCCGAGATCGCTCGCGGCGTTTCCATTCCGGCGCCCGTGCAGGGCTGGGACGCCATCTCACCACTTGCCGCGATGCCGGAAACGCGCGCGGTGACGCTCGACAATCTCTTCCCGCAGCCCGGCTATGTGGAGATCCGCAAGGGGCACAGGCGGCACAACACACTTTCCCCGGTCATCACGCCGGTGGAGAGTTTGATGGCCTACCACGCGCTGAGCACCGCCAATAATAAGCTGTTCGCCGCCTCGGGCACAGCGATCTACGACGTTACAGCGACCACCACCACGACCATTCCCGCCTCGCTCTCAGGCCTCGCCAATGCGCGGTGGCAACACATCAATTTCTCGACCAGCGGCGGCAACTTCCTGTGGATCTGCAACGGCGCCGATGTGCCGCGCACTTGGGACGGCACCGTTTGGGCGACGGCTTCGGTGACCGGCATTACGCCGACGGATATCGTTCATGTCGCGGCCTATTCCGAGCGCATCTGGATGACGCGCAAGAACCAGATCAGCCCCGCCTATCTGAACACCGACAGCATCCAAGGGGCTGCAACGATCCTTGACCTGACCGGCGTCTTCAATAAGGGCGGCTTTCTGGAGGCCGTTGGCGCCTGGTCTCGCGACGGCGGCCAAGGGCCGGACGATTACGTCGCCTTCATCACCTCCCGCGGCGAGGTGGCGATCTATTCCGGCGATCCATCCCGGAACTTCGAGCTCGCCGGCGTCTATGAGATGGGCGCCCCGATCGGGCGGCGATGCCTGACCAAGGTCGGGCCGGACCTCGCAGTGGTCTGCGTTGATGGGGTCGTGCCCCTCTCGCGCGCCATCAATACGGACAGGGCGGCGATTCTCAACGCCACCATCACCGCGCAGATCCAGCCAGTGATGAACCAGTCGGCGCGGGACTGGAGCACGCTTTTCGGCTGGCAGCTGACCTCATATGCCAGAGGCACGCGGGCCATCCTCAACGTTCCCGTCCTGGAGAATGGCGAGCAGCGCCAATATGTGATGAACACCATCACCGGCGCCTGGTGCCGGTTTCTGGACGAGAACGCCAATTGCTGGGAGATATTCCAGGATCGGCTGTTTTACGGCGGCAATACCGGCCACATCGTCGAGGCCGACTGCCAGGGCTTCGATTATGACGGGCCGATCGAATACAACCTGGAGACCGCGTTCAACTACTGCAAGAATCGCGGGCGGCTCAAGGATTTCACCATGTGCCGCAGCCTGCTGCTGACCGATGGGCAGGCATCGGCAGGTTTGGCGCTCAACATCGATTTCGCCCGCAATGCCGCCATTGCCAGCCTGTCCGTTGCCGCCGACACGCTGGCGCTCTGGGATGTGGCGCTCTGGGATGCCGGCGTATGGCCGGAAACCAGCCGTGTCATCACCAATTGGTCCGCCGTCGAGGGCGAAGGCTTTGTCGCCAGCATTCACATGCAGGGCGCGGTGACGCTCGGGGCAGGCGGTGACGCGTCGCAGCCGGTGGTGTTCCAGATCAATGGCTGGGACCTGCAGGTCATCGACGGAGCATTTATGTGATCGTTCCGGCCGTGACCGACGCTCAGAAGACGATGCTGGTCAATTATCTGGCGGAGAAGGTTGGCGTCGGCGTGGAAAGCCTCGTTGGCAAGATGCCTTTCGAGGTGCTCGCGGTGATACGCGGCGGCCGAGGCCTTGGTGCGGTCCTCTACACCAATTACCGCGAGACCTCGATCGAGATGTGCTGGGCCGGCGAGCCGGGATGGGTGACGCGCGGCGATCTGCGCTCGATCTTCTCCTATCCGTTCATCCAGCTCGGTTGCCTCAGGGCATCGGGCTGCATCAAGCGTTCCAACAGCGCCAGCCGGCTGTTTGCGGCGCGCATCGGCTGCCGGGAAATCGGCGTGCTGGAAGACGAGTACGGCCCTGGCGCCGACGGCATTCTCTACACCATCACGCGGGACAAGTGCCGCTGGATTGGGCCTGACTGCAAACTTCAGATGAACGGATACCGCTCGCATGGGCAAGAAGACACCCAAAACCCCCGATCCTTATAAGGTCGCGGACGCGCAGACGCAGTCGAACATCCAGACAGCGCAGGAGCAGGCACGCCTCGGCATGACCGGGCAGCAGTCCGATCTTGGCTCGGTGCAATATGTCGCCGATCCGTCGAGCCCGTCCGGCTACAAGGCGGTGTCGTCGCTGTCGCCGGAGGAAAAGGCGCTGCTGACGCAGCAGCAGGGCACGCGCGCGGCGCTGGGCACCAATATCGACAATACCATCTCGACGCCCTTCAGCCTGGACGCGTCGCGCGGCACGCATCTTGCCGACATCAACAAGACTTTTCTGGATCCGCAATGGGACCAGCAGAGCAAGGCGCTGGAAAGCACCCTGCTCAATAAGGGCATCCGGCCGGGGAGCGAGCAATATGACATCGCCATGCGCCAGTTCGGCCAGCAGAAGGACGACGCCTACAACAAGATGTTCCTCGACGCTTTCAGCACGGCGAACAATGCCGCGCTGACCGAGCGGAACCTGCCGATCAGCGACTATGCGGCCTTGAATGGGCTGAAGCCTGCCACGCCCGCGCCGGTCAATACCCCTGCGCCTGGGGTCTCGACCACGCCCGTCGGGCAATATGTCTACGACAGCAGCAAGCAAAACCAGGCGAATGCAGCGGCGGCAAATCAGGGGCTGTATGGGCTCGCCGGCACCCTCGGCTCTGCCTATGCGGGATCGAGCGCAGGGAGCGCTGCGATCACGGCCTTGCTGGCCTCGGACAGGCGTATCAAGACCGACATCAAACGGGTCGGCAAGCTCGATAATGGGCTGCCGGTCTACGCCTTCCGCTACAAATTCGGCCCCGCCGGAATGCAGATCGGTTTGATGGCCGATGAGGTGAAGGAGCTTCACCCCGAGGCCGTCGTCGCCATCAACGGAATCGATCACGTCAACTACGCTCAGGCGGTGCAGTGATGGGGACGCTGGAAACTCTCGGCCTCGGCGATCTGGGGCTCGGCAATTCTGGGAGCAGCGGCGACAGCGCCCTGACGCCTGAATCGATCGAGCAGCGCCGCCGGCTGGCGGAAGCGATGCTGAAACAGGGCCAGAGCGAGCAGCCGATCCAGCATTGGTCGCAGGGCGCCAATCACGTGCTGCAGTCGATCCTGGGCAGCTATCAGCTCAAGCAGCTCGACAATGAGGACAAGGCCGGGAAGAAGCAGGCCGACAGTCTTATTGCGAACGTCTTCGGTGGCGGTGCCACGCCAGCAGCGCCAGTCACGGCACCCGCCGCGCCGGTATCCTCGGCCATGCCCCGGCCGGTTCCGCAAACGACCATGCCGTCCATTGGCTCACCCGCTGCTGGTGCGCAGGCAGCGTCGGGCATGCAGGAACCTCCGGCGCCCGAAATTGACCCCGCCGATGCAAGGGCGTTCATCAAGGCGCAGGAAGGCTATGCGCCGGTCGCGAAATGGGATGTGCGCCAGAATAGCGGCGGCTATGGCTCCAAGGCCGCGCCGGGCGAGGTGTTCACGCCGCAGAAGGCCGAGCTCTATCTCAGCCGCGACATGCAGCCCGTCAACCAATGGCTGGACGCCAATGTGAAGGTGCCGCTCACGCCGCAGCAACGCACCGCGCTCTTGTCTTTCGGCTATAATCTGGGCACCGACGATCTGGACAAGCTGCTGCCGGACATCAATCGGGGCGACTGGGGGGCGGTCGCGCGGCGCATGCCGAGCTTCAACAACGCCCGAAACGCGCAGACCGGTCAGCTTGAGCCGCTGGACGCCCTGACAACGCGGCGGCAGCGCGAAGCTGCGCTGCTCACCCAAGGCGCCCCTGCGCCCACAGCGGCCGCTGCAACGCAGCCCGATGCCTCGGCAGGCGTCGTCATCCCGCCGACCGGCGCCGGCCGTCTGCAGCAGCAGGCGCTCGCCCTGATGGCAAACCCACGCACAGCGGACCTTGGCAGGCAGCTGCTGATCAAGGCGGCGACGGCAGAGGCGCCCAAGCAGCCCGAAGCCGTGCAGGAATATGCTCTGGCGGTCAAGCAGGGTTACAACAAGCCCTTCATGGACTACCAGATCGAGATGAAGCAGGCGAGCCGGCCGCAAACGAACGTTTCCGTCAGCGGCGATAAGAAGGGCGCCGAGGAGATGGCCAAGCTCCATGCGCAGGAATACGACAAGATCCGCGCCGGCGCGAATGCGGCGCGCAACAACCTGTCCAATCTGGACGCGCTGGAGGGTGCACTCAGCGCCGGCGTGAATACGGGCGCGCTGGGCGAGACGGAACAAAGCCTTCGCAAGCTCGCCCAATATTTCGGCGTCGGCAATGTCAACAAGGTCGCCGCCGGCGATCTCACCCAGGCGATTTCCAACCGGCTGGCGCTCGCCGTGCGTTCGCCGAATGCCGAGGGCGGCGGCATGCCTGGCGCCATGTCGGATGCGGACCGCGAGTTCCTCAAGTCGACCGTGCCGGGCCTCAGCCGGACGCCGGAAGGCAATCGCCAGCTCATCGACATCGCCCGGAAGCTGGGCCAGCGCTCGATCGACATGCATAAGATGGCGGTCAGATATGCCCAGGCGCATGATGGGCAGCTCGACCCTGGCTTCGAAGCCGATTTGGATGCGTGGGCCGATGCCAATCCGCTGTTTCCTCAGGTGGCGCCAAAGCAGGGAGGCAACCCGGCGGCAGGGGCCCCTGAATTGCGAGAGGTGACACGGATCAAGACGAAGCAGGAATATGACGCCCTTTCGCCGGGCGCGCGATATATCGCCCCTGATGGCTCGCCGAGGACCAAGCAGTAATGGCTCAGTTTTGGGAAACCGACCCGATATCGAATGCCGCGCAGTCGCAAGCGGTGGCGGCGGATTGGTGGTCAAAAGACCCGGTAGCCGAGCAGACCGCAGCGGAAAAAGCCGACGCCGACGTGCGCGCCGGCAAGTCGCCGGACTATTTTCGCCCCAGCATGATGGGCGGCCGTTTCGACCGACTCTCTGATCAGCTCGCCGACCCATTGGGAATCCAGGACGAGATGGTGGGCGCGGGACAGGCCATCAGGGAATTTGTGACTGGCGCCCGCGCTAAGAAAACCGGCAACCCCTCGATCTGGAACAGCGCCGGGGATGCGTATAACGAGGCGGCGGAATATGTTCGTGCTCGCCGGCGCGTCGCCAGAGAAGAAAATACCATCGCGCCTGAGATCGTCGGCGGCCTTGCCACGGCCGGTGCGGCCAGAGCCGCCGGACCGGCAATGACCTGGCTGCAGAGCTTGCGTCCCGCCGCGCAAACCGGCGCGGGTTTCGGAGCTGTCACCGGATTTGCGCAAGGCGAGGGAGGCGTTGGGAACCGTCTGGCTGATGCGGCGGAAGGTGCGGGCGTGGGTGCTGTTGCTGCCCCGGTGGTGTCAAGTGTTGTTGTGCCAGGGCTTGTGCGGACCGGAAGAGGCATTCGTGACGCCGCCCGTTATGGTGCAAACGCATTGCGCAGCGCGAGGGATCCCGCGCAGGCCGCCATTGAGACGCTCGCTGACCGTATGGTCGCCGCGGGCGTAGACCCGGCTGTGGCGCGCGCCCGTGTTTCACCTCAGCCGAGCAACCAGTTGCAGGGCCGCATAAATCCGAACACAGGACAGAATTACTCGGCCGAGGACATGGCCGATATCGTCAGCCGCAGCATGCGCGGCGAAACCGACGCTGCTATCGCCGCAGACCACGGTCTCCATCCGACGACGGTCCGCAATTACGTCAACACCTATCGGGAAAATAATCCGACGCCCATGAACATCATGGATGTCGCAAAGGAGGTCGTCGGTGAGGGCGGATCAGCCCCGATCACGCGGCTCGGCCGGGCCACATACAGCCTTGCGGGCGACGAAAGCGGCGAAGCAGCCCAGCGCCTGGTCGGTCGACAGGACACGCAAGCTGGCCGCGTGTCCAATATCATCAATCGCTCTGTCGCGGGCGGTGATTTTGAGGCGACGCGTGCGACCGGGCTGACGAACCTACAGAATGAAGCGAGGCAAGCTTACGGGCAATTCTATGCCGAACCAGACCTTGCCACGAACCAGCTCGGCGACCTTATGCAGGATCCGTTGTTTCGGCGCGCGACCGTTCAGGCGCAGCGTCAGGCGCGGGTCGAGGCAATTCGGCGCAACCAGAACGCAGCGCGCACTGGCGGCGCTCAAGAACCCGTACCGACCGTATCCGAAGATAATGAGGTCTTCTCGCCGGAGATGCTCGACCACATCCAGCGCCAGCTTCGCATCACCAGCGAAGGCGCGGTCAGCAATCCCAACAACGCCCGTCATGCCAGGAATCTGCGCGAAGTGTTTCTGGACCGGATCGAGGACCATTATCCGACCTTCCGAGACATTCGCCGCAACTATGCGCAAGGGCAAGACGAGTTTGGCGAGCATGGCGCGTTGGAAGCCGGCGCTCAACTCACGACGCGGCTCGGCGCGCCCTCGCGTGAGGCGCTGCGTGACTTCCATACCATGACGCCCGCGCAGCAGGGGCTGTATCGTCTCGGCTTCGCCCGCAGCCTCATGGACAAGGCAGCCAACCCGCAGATCGGCGGCGCCGTCGCCAATCAGTTCAATTCGCCGGCCGTGCGCGAGATCGTTGAAACGCTTTACCCGGCAACCGACCGCCAACTGCATCAGCAAGGGCAGCGTTTGCTGCGCGATCTGCAGCGGGAGGCCATCACGACCAGAACCAAGAACGATGTGATGTCTGGGGCCCGCACGGCCGAGCTCGGTTCCGATATGGGGCGGGTGATGGAGGGCGCGAAAACAGCAGCCGATGTTGCCACGGGGCGATGGGGCAAGTTGCTCGACAACCTCTCGACCCGGCTTTCAACCCAGCTCGGAAGGCGTGGCTCGCGCGAAGTGCTGGATCTGCTGACGCAGACCGATCCGGCGCAATTGCTGCCGACGTTGAACCGGCTGGCGCGCGCGGCGCAGACGACGCAGGAGCGCCAAGCCTATGTCACAGCGATCCGCGATGCCATGAGCGGGGCCATCCGCAATCTTGCCCCGGTGACCGGCATTGCTGCGGGTGACTATGCCGCGCGTCAGTGACCGAAGAGGAAGAACCGCAGGAATTTCGAGAAGTAATAGGTGAGTGTGATGGTCAGCACCACCTGGACGAAGTTACTGATGCCATGAGGTGATAAGAATGGCTCGCCCTTTACCGGGGCTTCGAGGCGCGGAATGTAGCCTTTTTGATCGGCCTCTTCCTGGCTCATGTAATGGTTCTTGCCGACCCGGACCATTTCAACTTCAGCGTCTTTTGAAACGTCGTCGTTGGGCAAGGCCATGGAGCGTCTCCGTCCAATGCATGGAGTGTGCACAAAAGGTACACCAAGCCGCGGCGGCTGGCAAATCAGGTAAGGACCGCGACCAGCCATAAGGTCGCGGTGATGCCGATCGGAACTGCGCAGACGATGGCCAGGAAGCCGTAAAAACGCCGATACCCCTTCGCTCTTTCGGTATCGATTTGGCGGAGAAGTTCTTCGCCGGACTGCGCAGAATCATTCATGGGATGCCCCGAAAAATGAAATACGACCTTGAATCCCTCAACTCAGTTGACACCAAGGACCCGGCGGCCGTCAAGGAGCTGCAGGAAGTCCTGAAATCGCGCGGTTATTACAAAGGGCCAATCGACGGCAAGTGGGGCGGTGGCACAACCGACGGGGCGGTTAAGGCGCGCGAAGATCTGACAAACGCGCAGAACAACAACGTCGCGATTTCGAATAACAATCGCATCGCCAACGATCCGACAAACAACGCTATTCGCGGCGCGACCGAGTACGGCCCATATGCCGCTGGCGCAGGCCTCGGCATATGGGGAGGATATGGGGTCGGAAAGGGGTTGACCTCGCTCGGAGCGAGAGACGCCGCCGCGACAAAGGCGATGGCAAACGATCCGGCGATTTCTGGAGCGGTCGGGGAAGCGAAAATGGGCAGCATGCGCACCGCGCGCAATGCGGCCACCGGCGCGCAATTCCTGGCCCCTGCCGCGCTGCTCGGCTCGGCACAATTCATGCGGGATTATGTAAACCCTCGCTTCGAAGGCGAGACCAAGAAATGGATGGATTTGGGCGTAAACGGCGAGCAAGGCGCAGGGCTTGGCATGGCCGCGCATCAGCTCCTCGACTTGCGCAACCGCTTTGCTACCCCAGCTGACCCGACAGACGAGGCACGGATCGAGACGCGTGCCGCAGCAGAGCGTGCGCCGCCACCTCCGCCGCCCCCGCCGAACGAGCTGCGGCCGAACAGCGAGCGGCTGACCGCCGCCGCAAGAGCTGCAGGAGCCACGCGCAATCTGCCCAAGGCATCGGCCGCCGACTTCATCGCCAACAACCTCACCGACGCCAACCGCGCCGCAGTGCTGGCGGAGTTGCCTGAGGGAACGCCGGGAAGGCAGCTGATCGCGACGGTGAAGCGCCTGGCGGCGAAACCCGGTGCGTCGTCGATCATCGCGCCGTTGGTCGGCGGCGCCTTCGCCTATGACGCTGCCTCGAGCGATGCCGAGGCTGCCGGGGCGACCCCTGGCGAGGCGAGGACCGAGGGTGCGAAGGCTGGCGCTGGCGGAGCGGCACTAACCGCGGGCGCAGGCTACGGGCTGAACAAGATCCTGGAGAAGGCCCCGACGCTCGGCACGGCACTCGGCATTGGCGGCGCAATGACCACGCCCCTGATGGCGATGAGCATGGGGCCTAACACCGACCTCGAGCACCAGAAGGAGCGCACCGCCATCGCCCAGAATTATCCCAGGCTGGCGCGCTTTTTCGGCATTCAGGACGAGACGGCGCAGGTGCCGGAGCGCAACATGGGCAAGACCGACGAATTCGCCACCGCGCGGTCGCTGGGGATCCCCGAGGGCATCCCGATGCCGCGCCCCGATGGGCAATCGCCCTATCCTGATCTCGTCCGGGC